ATTCGATTAAGAAGAAAGTTAACGTTGAATTAGAAGTTGACACATCTGTAAAAGATTTAGGACCTAATCCATATGCTAAATTAATACATTTAGCAAGAGCTGTGGATAGCTGGAGAATATTTCCAAGAATATTCATCACAACATATATTTACTTGTTATATAAAGTTGTAGTATGGTATATGAACTTACCTAATCCTACAATGGAACAAAGTGGATTAGTTAGTATCGTAGTTGGTGCTGGCGCTGCTTGGTTCGGTTTATACACAGGTAGTAGAGCAAAATCAGACAATAAGAAATAATAAATGGAAGTAAAAATATCAAAAGACCAATTAAAGTCATTAGCTGTATCTATTGTTGATAGTATAGGTAAATCTATTCAATCAAGTGCAGATGCTGTTATTGTTCCTAATAGAGTTGATTTTTTACAAGAACTACAAACCGCATTTGATAGTGGAATTGTTGAAAATGTTGAAACGGCAATTAATAAATTGTCTAAAATTATTGGTAATATGCGTGCTGATTTTGGTACATTTTCAGATGTGATTGATCAAAAGTTAGTACAATCATTAAAAGATTTTACACAATCCAGAGAAGATGCAAATAAAGAAGTTGAAAAATTAAGAAAAGAAAATGTAATTGCTGAAACGAAGATAATAAAAACACAAGAACAATTTAAATATGGTGCAATAGTATTAACACAAAGACAGATACTTGAAAAACAAAGAGAAATAATATCTGAAGAAAAACAATTACAAGCCGATGATAAACAATATCAAAAAGATTTAAAAGAATATCAAAAAAGATATAGAGCTGATAGTCGTACAGCAAATAAACTAGCAGAGAGAAAACAACAGTTAATACAAAGACGAGAAGATATTAATATTCGTAAAGAAGAATTAAATGTAGAAGGTGAAAAAGGATTTTTAGAAAAAGTAAGTGAAAATACACCAGATACTTTAAAAGAGATGGGTAGATTATTTACGGCATCATTGATGGCACCTGTCATAGCTATAAAAAATGTGGGTCAAATATTCATAGATTTAGGTAAAGGTGCAATTAAACTTATAAAACTATTTGCAACTATGGCAACACAATTAGTAAAAACAGTTGCAAGTTTAGTTGCGGCAACTGCTAGTTTCTTAGCTACATCAATACCATTTTTACTTGTAGGTGCGGCAATAATTACATTGGGTTATGGATTATATAAACTAGCACAAATATTAGGATTAATTGATGATCCAGAAAAAGAAGCACAAGATAAAATATCAGGTACAGGAAAATATCAATCTTTAGATGAAGGTACTTATGATGTATTTAATGAGGGTACTGATTATGCATTAAATACTACACCTGAAGTTTTGGCAACAGATACAGGAGGAATAGCTACTGAAAGTATATATCCTGATAATACTATACAACAAACAACAGATTCTATACGTCAAACACCAATGAATGAAGTACGAACAGATACTCCTGTAATACAAAAAGAATTAGCAAATAATTTAGTTGAAAAAACAGGTTCACAAACATATTCTAATTTAATGAAAACAATTAATCAAGGCGCAACAAACATTGAGAATGTTGGTGCTGGTGGTGGTGGAGTTGTGACAATTAACAATATTGATAATAAAACTCAATCATCAGGCGCAGTTGTAATATCAACTGATACATCTGATAGTGAAATGCGTGGATATGCGTATAGTCGTTAATAAGTGCCTAAGTCTTTTTCAGTCATAAATTTAAATTCTATATTATTATCACTACAATAACTTTTTGCTGCATTCCATTTCGCAACATTTTTTATATATTCAAAACTCTCACGCATAAATGCTTTAGTTTTCTTTTTAGGTGCTTTTGGTTTTGATAATTGACGATAAGGTTTTACCTCAATCATATATTTTTTACCCTTTGATGTCTTTAATATGAAATCAGGATAATATTTGTGCCATTTTTTATCTATAGGATTAAAATATGATATAGATAATTCTTCACTTGCCCAATTAACTATATCTTCATTTCTATCACAATATAGCATAAACTTACGCTCAAGGTGTGAACGATATATTATTCTATTAGGATCCCCTACATATTTTTTGGGATTTGATGGTCTGTAAATTCCTTTATTTGATTTCTTCATATCATTATAAATATTACTAATAATAAAGGTATTTATATGGCATTCAGAAAAGTAGCAAACGTTGTTAGCAGTTTAGGTATCAATGTAAATAAAGTCGCAAGCACATTATTTGGTGGTAGAGTAGATAGTGGTGTTAGTAATGCAAAAGAAATATTTGCGCAATTAGGTAGAAAATCACCACTGGAAACTATTGATAGATCAGATACAGCACACTTAAATGCTGAAAACGATCCTCTAGGTTATACAACACATTATTATCCACTAAACACAGGTGAGTTATTAGGTGAAGGTCATTATATGATTTTCTATATTGTAAGAAACTCTTACTCTAAATTAAATGCAACTTCACAAAATGGTCAATTGTCATCATTTAGTACTGAAGTATTAGGTGATTTTGACACTCCAGATGGATATACTACAGCACAAGAAAACATTAATAAAATTATGTCTGGAGGTAAACAAGTCCAAGATATACTCAGAGGTCAAACTTCAGGTTTAACATCAGAAAATCCTACACATAGTCATTTAGCTTCAAGTATTACATTATATATGCCAACTGATGTAAAAACAAGATATGGTGCAGATTATGAAAATGCTGATACAGAACTTGCTGGTTTTTTAGGTAAACAATTTGGCGATGTTTTATCAGGTGGTAGTTTAAAAGACGCATTAAAAAAAGGTATTGGTGGAGCAGTTGAACCTCTATTAACAAGAGCTATCGCTGGAGCACTATCAATTATTCCTGGTGTTGGTGATATAAATGCTGCTGTAGATAAAGGACTTGCAAGAGCAATTAATCCTCAACAAGAATTTGTATTTAAAAGAGTGCCATTTAGAACTTTCACGTATCCATTTAGATTTGCGCCTAGAAACGAAAAAGAAATGAGCTCAGTATATGATATAATTAATATGTTTAAATATCATATGTTGCCAGAGTTTAATGATACTTCATTACAAGGTAGATATTTTAGAGTACCATCAGAGTTTGAAATAAGATATATGTACAGAGATAGAGAGAACTTATATTTACCTAAAGTATCCAGATGTGCTTTAACAAATATGAGTGTAGATTATGCACCAGAAGGACAATTTAAAACATTTTACGCAAATGATAGAGGTGCGCCACCAGTCATAGTTGATATGAATTTAGAATTTACTGAAATGGAAATTATGACTAAAGAAACAATTGCGAAAGGATATTAATGTATTTTTCTAAGTTTCCTAAAATAGCATACGATATTGATAAAACAAAAAACTATAAAGTTGTTGCTGATATTTTTAGAAGAATTAAAATTAGAGATAAAATTTTAGATAATGTATCTCTATATATGAAATATCAAATACAATCAGGTGATACACCTGAGACAATATCATTTAAACACTTTGGAACACCATTATATCATTGGGTAATTTTGATTACAAATAACATTACAGATAGATTTTATGGATGGCCACTTGATGAAGTTGCATTTGAAAAGTATGTAAATGACAAATATACTAACCCTTTAGGTACACATCATTATGAAGTAGCACAATCAAGTGGAAAAACATCATCATCTGATTATTCACATTTGATACAAGTTGATAGTAGTACATCTGGTGCTACAGTTGTGACAAATTATGAATATGAACGAAGACTACAAGACGAAAAAAGAGAAATTAAGTTATTAGATAAAAAATATTTAGCAGCATTTGTAAGAGAGTTTGATAAATTAGTTAAATTATAATATTATGGGAAGATTTTCGCAAGTACAATTCGCAGGGGATTACGAATTAACCTCACTCAATCTAATATCGTATAGATCAGCAGAGGACAATTATGGTGTGCCTCAAAAAGTTGATATTCGTGGTTTACTTGTTGAGTTAAATGTTTTTGAAAGTATTTACAGTAAATCTATTTCTGGTAATATTGTTGTTGCCGATGGCGCAGGATTAATAGAAGATTTTCCATTAACAGGATTAGAACGACTAGAGTTTATATTTTCTACACCAGGTGCACCTAATGATTATGTTTATAATTTTACAACAGAAGGTGGATCGCCGTTATATGTTTATAAAGTAGATAGTAGAAAAAGAACCACAGGTGCATCACAAGTTTATGTATTATATTTCTGTTCAAAGGAAATGTTAAACAATGAAAAGAAAAGAATAAATTACGCATTAGATGGTACATCAGAGGACATAGTATATCAAATCTTTAGAAACGAAGATTTATTAAATAGTAAAAAAAAGATATACCTAGAACCCTCAGAAACACTTAATCGTTATTTATTTCCAAATGTAAAACCGTTTACAGCAATAGATATGGTGGCAAAACAGGCGGTTTCTGCGAATTATAAGAACGCAGGATTTCTATTTTACGAAACAAAGAGTGGATACCAGTTTAGAAGTATGGAAAGTCTTTTAGCGACTGGTGGAACTACAGTAAGAGAGCCTAGAATGACTTACTTTGTAGATACTGCAAACGTAAGACATAATGAAAATAGAATTGTTGAAAATGAAATGACCAGCGTGATCAGTTATGAAATATTAAATCAATTTGATACACTTAAAAATTTAAGAGGAGGCGCATACGCAAGTCGTTTAATTACACACGATGCGTTTAATAAACTATTTTCAACCTATGATTACAATTATCATATTGACTATGGTGCTTATTTTCATACCAATGGAAACAAAGATGGTGGAAGAACTTCAGAAGGACGATTAACTCCTGTGACACCAAGTGATGATACAGGTGCTTATATTACACAATATCCTAATGCTCGTGTTTATGTAAACTCTTATACGCAAAATCTATACAATGACTTTGGTCGCCCAAATGTAGTCAATATTACTCGTCAGCGTATCGCTCAGGATCAAATTTTTAATAACATAGTATTATCTCTACAAGTACCAGGAAATACAATGTTAGACGCAGGAGATAAAATCTATTTTGAAATACCAAGTGTACGAGGTGGCAATGCAAAGGGAACAGATCGTCAATTATCAGGTAATTACATCATTACAGAAATACGAAACAATGTCAATATCTCAACAGATCGCCACACGACTTATTTAAAAGTGGTACGAGATTGTGTTGAAAATGAGTATCCATCTGAATCCTTTAGTACCTACGTTGGAACAGAATACGATAACGTGGATAAAGTAAGAAGTTTTGGAAGTAAAATCACAAGTTTGTTTGGAAACGAAGTATCCGATACTTACGTTAATACACTTAACAACGCTAAAATTACTGCTAAAAACAAAATTAAAAAGGCGGCAATAGACATATTAAAAGAGGAAAAGGACAAGATTATAAGTAAAGTAAAGAGTTTCTTCTCATAATCTCCGAGTTGAGTCGCTTCGCTAGCTTTGATAGCAATGGCTCTTACAAAATATGAGAAACTAACTCTAAACAATAAAGAAAAACTCTTATCTATGTAGAAATAAAAATATGAAAAGATGTATAAACAGCATAAGACAATTCATAAATTATATCTCAGATAAAATGTATGAAATATACTATTCCAAGAGCCACCAAGGGTTTACCAAGAGCTCCAAGGGCTCCAAACGTCTATTAGATGGGTTTTTCATAGATAAAGGCACCGTTGCGACCCTTAATAAGTCTAAAAAGAACGAATATATAGTATATAATAGATATACAATTCACCTGCGTACAAAAGGAAGAAATAGTAGCTTATGATGCAAGGTGTGTGTATTAAAGGAAAACCATTATCGGAATAAAAAAAATATGAATGATAAAGAATTTTTAGGACTAAACGGCTTTCTGTGGTTCAATGGCGTTGTAGAAGATAGAATGGACCCATTGTACTTGGGAAGAGTACGTGTGCGATGTTTAGGATTTCATACAGAAGATAAAGTAAAACTACCGACCGCCAGCCTTCCGTGGGCGCAATGTGTGTATGCTGTGTCTTCTCCTGGTATATCTGGTTTAGGGCATAGTCCATCGTTTTTAGTTGAAGGTTCGTGGGTGTTTGGCTACTTTAGAGATGGCGAAGATTGTCAAGAGCCAGTGGTGCTTGGAAGTTTACCAGGTGACGTATCTGAGCTGGCGAATACCAATAAAGGGTTTTATGATCCAAATGGGATCTATCCAAAAGCCATTGAAAGTGATACCAATAGACTGGCAATCAATTTAACTGCTCATACTTCATTAACTACAAGAACTGCGGATCGGATTACTTCTATTCCAACGGCGGACTTTGACATTACAGTGGCGGCAGATAACTCCATTATAGATGGTAGTTCAGGGGATACCTGGAGCCAGCCAGAAATCCCTTATAACGCCAGCTATCCTTATAATCACGTCTATGAAAGTGAAAGTGGCCACATCAGAGAATATGATGATACACCAGGCGCCGAAAGAATACACGAAAGACATAAATCTGGCACTTCATACGAAATAGACAAAGACG